AAGTATGACCGTCTGACTGTTGCGCAGACGAATGGTGCTTTGCGCACCTTCTTCTTGAAGTTAACCAATGCCTTGCAGTCCCTTGCGTCTCCTCGCGGTGGTAGGTTTATCAATATGCCTTACGGGGCATTCCAAGACTCAACCGATCAGGTGGCAGCCAATACAACGACTGCCTATGCCATAACCTTTGACACAACAGACTTCAACAATGGCGTAACCTTGTCTAACTCGTCAAGGTTGAATGTGTCTCAGGCTGGAATTTATAACATCCAGTTCAGCGTGCAGTTAGTGAACACGATAAATGCGTCGGTGGATGTTGACATCTGGTTTCGCAAGAATGGCACAAACATCGACAAGTCAAACTCACGCTTTGGACTAGCACCACGAAAGAGTATGGGAGACCCATTTCACCTTATCGGTGCAATTAACTTCTTTGTAAGTCTTGACACAAATGACTATGTTGAACTCATGTGGCGCACCTCAGATGTTGGCGCATACATTGAGCACTACGCTGCCAGCTCCACGCCAACAAGACCATCTATACCGTCTGTCATTGTGACGGTTACCTTTGTCTCCAATCTTTCAGCATAATTAGATCCTATGGCACTCGTACCAATCAAAATCCCTGCTGGCGTTTACCGCAACGGTACTGAGTACCAGTCTGCGGGGCGCTGGTATGACTCGAACCTTGTGCGTTGGTTTGAGAACACGCTGAGACCTTGGGGCGGGTGGCGTAAGCGCTCAACCTCACAAATGACTGGTGTCAGTCGTGGAATGCTGACTTGGCGTACTAATTCCGATACTCGTTATATTGCTGCTGGAACTCCAACAAAACTATACGCAATGAGCGAGGCTGGAGTCTTGAAGGACATTACGCCTACAACCTTTACAACTGGCGTTACAGACGCAACGCTAAAGACTGGCTACGGTTACAGCACTTATGGGGACTTCGCTTACGGTGTGGCGCGTCCAGACTTGGGAGGAATAATCCCTGCGACTACTTGGTCGATGGACTCATGGGGCGAGTATTTGGTTGCGTGCTCAAGTTCAGATGGTCAGCTTCTTGAGTGGCAGTTAGGCTTTACCACGCCAACATTGGCGGTGGCGATTACTAACGCGCCAACTGGTTGCGAGGCTGTGATGACTACGGCAGAGCGCTTTGTCTTTGCCATTGGCGCGTCAGGTAACCCAAGGCTGGTTGCGTGGTGCGATCAGGAGAACAATACAGTCTGGACACCATCCGCAACGAATCAGGCAGGTAGCTTCGAGGTCAACTCTGTCGGCTCTCTGAAGTGCGGTAAGCGCGTGAGAGGTATCAATCTTTTGTTTACCGATGTCGATGTCCATGTGGCGACATACATTGGTCTGCCTTATGTCTACTCCTTTGAGAAGGCAGGATCAGGCTGTGGCGTGATCTCGTCTCAGGCAGTAGCAGCCATTGATACGGCAGCCATTTGGATGTCTAAGTCAGGCTTCTGGGTATATGACGGCTATGTCAAGCCCTTGGTGTCGGATGTTGGCGACTACATCTTCCAGAACATCAACTACAACCAGTCAAGCAAGGTCTACGCTGTCCACAATAGTAAATATGGCGAGATCATCTGGTTTTACCCGTCTAGCGCCAGCAATGAAAACGACTCCTATGTCGTCTACAACTACCGCGAAGGGCATTGGGCTATTGGTAGTTTGGCTCGTACTGCTGGAACTGACAGAGGCGTATTCACCAATCCTTTGATGATTTCGTCAGACGGATACATCTACGAGCACGAAGTCGGCTACGCCTATGACAGCGCTGTCCCCTATGCTGAGTCTGGTCCTTACGAGATTGGCAACGGGGACAACATCATGTCGGTGCGTCGGGTTATCCCAGACGAGCAGACTCTTGGCGAGGTCGTTGTGTCCTTCAAGACTCGGATGTACCCGATGGCGACTGAGACGACTTACGGACCGTATTCCGCAGCTCAACCCACAGATGTGAGGTTCGCTGCCAGACAGGTCAAGGTTAGATACACGGGCAATGTCTTAGAGGATTGGCGCGTTGGCGTTAACCGATTTGATGTTGTCGCAATGGGTAAGCGGTGACTTAGAATTGAGTCAAGAATTAAGGGCGGGGAAAGTACCTGTGTGTATCCGAGAGGATTACACCTTTTACTTGGAGTTCTTTCGGGGTAATTTGTGGTTTCACATCGACATCAAGAGATGGTCGGCTGAAGTCAAAAAAGGTTGCCAGAGGGACTTTGCTCTTTTAGAGGATTTAATTGGGAAGCCTATCGTCGCGCTGGTACGCGAGGATGACATCAAACTTGTAAGATTTGCCAAGTCATTTGGCTGGTCTGAGAAATGTCAAATATCACTATTGGACGGATCGAAGGCTTTTATTTACACCAACATGGTGTGACAAGGGAGATGATATGGGTGGAGTAGTTGAAGATGTAGTCGGTGGTATTAGTGACTTAGGCGCAACGATTGACGACGAGGTTCTTAATACCGATCTTGGTAAAGCAGCACTACTTGCTGGTGGTGCTTATTTGGCTGCGCCATATGTACTTGGGACTGGCGCTGCCACAGGCACAGGACTAACTGCTGGCTCTACTGGTTTGGGTCTTACTGGCGCTGGAACTACTGCTGCTGGAGGCTTAGGCGCTGGAATTGGAACATCTTTAGGTCTTGGAGCTGGAGAGGCTGCATTAGGCTCTAGTCTTGGTGCTGGTCTTGGAGGCTCAACCGTTGGCGGTCTCGGATTAGGCGCTGGAACTGCTGCACTTGGAGGCATAGGCGCAGGACTTGGAACTAGCGCTGCTGCTGGTGGACTAGGGGCTGCTGCTGGTGGCAGTTTGCTTGGCGGCATGACCACAGCAGGACTAGGTACTGCTTTAGGTGCTGCTGCATTAGGCTCTAAAGTTCTTGGTGGCGGAACTCCATCTTCATCCACATCAACAACTAGCATTGACCCAGATATAAAAGCAGCGTATTTGCAAAACCTTGCGGAAGCTAGAGCAACTGCTGGTGATTTAGGACAAAGAGAGTTTGCCCCATTCCCTGAGTACAACCTTGGCATGGTTCAAAAGTACATGAACCCTTACGAGAACCAAGTGGTGCAGAACACATTAGCTGACATTGAGCGTGCTCGCCAAGGTCAAATATCAGCAGAAGGCGCAGCAGCTACTGGCGCAAGAGCTTTTGGTGGATCACGCCAAGGTGTGACCAGATCATTGATTGATGAGGCAGCATTACGCAATGCTGGTAACTTGTCTGCTCAGTTACGCCAACAAGGTTTCACTCAGGCTCAAAACCTTGGACTTTCACAAGAAGAATTGCGTCGTCAATACGAGCAGCAAAGACTCGATGCACAACGCAACTTAGGTCTAGAGCGTTTGAATGTGGCTCAAGGCGCTTTGAGCTTGCAACCTGCAAATCTTGGTGGAAGCACTACAACACCAATCTATAAAAATCAAACAGCATCTGCCCTTGGCGGTGCTTTGGGTGGTGCTTCTTTAGGCTCATTGTTTGGCGGTACTAGCGGAGCACAGTATGGCGCTTTGGCTGGTGGTTTGCTTGGTTTCCTGTAAGGAGTAAATGATGGCAACAATGCAAGACTTTGGCGGTTTACTCTTTGGCGGTGGTGGTACTGGACTAGAAGACTATCTAAGTGCAGACCAGCAAAGCGGAATTAGAAACCAAGCAATGCTGCAAGCAGCAGCAGCGCTCTTACAAGCTGGCGGTCCAAGCCGTACCCCTATCTCTTTAGGTCAAGCACTTGGCGGTGCTTTGCAAGCAGGTGCTCAGGGTTACCAGCAAGCACAGACAGGTGCTGTGCAGAGTTTGTTGACAAGACAGAAGTTACAAGAAGGCGCATTAGAGCAAGCCAGAATGAAGGCTTATATGCAAGCGCTTGGTGGAGAAGGTGGTGCTCCAGCCGTTGCAGGTCAAACAGGTATGCCAACTACTGGTGCTGCACCAACTGCAATGCCTATGGGTGCTCCAGCTCCTCAAGGTGGCGGTGGAATGTTCTCAGGATTGACACCAGAGCAAAGAAGAATTCTGCCTCTAATGAAACCAACCGAGGCTATCGGTGAAGCGTTTAAGGCTGCTGGTCAAAGGGCTGCTTTATTAAGTGATCAAGATTTGACTTCACTTGGTTTGCCTCTTGGCACTTTGGCTTATAGGCTACCTAGCGGTGAAACAAAAATAGTTTCGCAAAAGTCTGACAGGCTAACAGAGTCAGAAGTAACGCAATTAGGTTTACCGCCAACGACTTTGGCTTATAGGTTACCTAGTGGTGAAACAAAAATTGTTGCTCGTCCTGACTACCAGTATGTTGAGACACCTTCTGGTGGCAAGCAGTTAATTGATATGAATAATCCGCTTGGCATAGTGCCTAAACCTGTGCAAGATAGAGTGGTTGCAAGTGGAACAGTAACTAAGCCAGCAACTGGTGCTCCTGCTTACGGTGGTGGTTTTGCTCCAGCATTGAAACCTGAGCAGATTATGACTACGGTCGCTGAGTGGGATAAGAACTACAAAACACCAGTAGATACTGTTTTGTCTAGTTACAACATTGTCAAGGACTTGGTGACTACTGGCGGTGCTGGCATATCCGACTATGGTGTATTAATCAAGGCTATTAAAGCGCTCGAACCAAACTCTGCTGTGATGCAAGGTGAGGCTCAGTCTGCGCAGCAGATGCAAGCCATTGCGGATCGTATGCAGGGATTTGTTGACAAGATTTCTGCTGGCGGTATAGGTAGCGATCAGGCAAGATTTGATTTGGCTAACTTAGCTAGATCAGGTGCAAAGATAGCTATTGAGACATATAACAGGCAAGCAGACCGTAAGGCTGGATTGCTGAGACAGTACGCCCCACAATCGGTTATTGACTCAACCTTCCAAAAGTTTACGATTCCAGAAGACATTGCCTCCAAAGCAAAAATGGAAGAGGCAATGAGGGCTGGTATGGCTGCCAATCCTCCTGCTGCTGGAACTGTATTGACATTTGACCCCAAAACCAAAACTTGGAGTTACAAATAATGGCAACGGTTAATGTTGAGGGCTTCGGTCCAGTAGTTCTACCAGACGGGATGTCACGCGAAGACATGGCTGCTGCTATTGCTTTGCTTCCAAAACCTGAGACGCAACGCATTAGGCAGTTTGCTCAAGGCGCAACGATGGGAACTGCTGACGAGGCAGAAGCCCTAGTCCAGTCTCAACTCAAAGGCACAAAGTACGAAGACGAGCTGTCTGCTATTCGCGGGAAACTCGGTGCTTATCAAAAAGCCTATCCAACTGAGGCAACGAGTTATGAATTAACGGGTGCAATAGCACCTGCCGTAGCACTTGCACCATTTACTGGCGGTGGTTCTGTGGTTGCTGGAACTGCTACGGCTGGACCACAACTCTTAAAGTTGATGGGTATGGGTGGACTGCAAGGCGGTATTACTGGTGCAGCCAGCGCTGAAGGCGATCTAGTGTCTCGTGCTCAAGCTGGTGGTGTTGGAACTGTCGGAGGCGCTTTTATCGCTCCTGTGGCACAGCAAGTCATCAAGGGTGGTGGTGCTTTGATCAATGGTGTGATCGATGCAACCCGTCGTCGTGTCGGTGATCGTGGCGCGAAGGTCGTGGAGACCGAAATCAATAGACTGGCTACTGAGTCAGGTCTTACTGCCGACGAGATTGTCGAAAGAATCTCTCGCGGTGAGATCATGGCAGAGAACGCAACCCTGCAAGACGCTGTGCGTGCATTTGCGCGTGGCGGTGGCAAGGCATCAACTGCACTCAAAGAAGCTCTAACCCGTCGTCCTCCAGCTCTTCGTGGTCAAGCCATGAATGAACTGCAAACAGGACTAGCTGGCGACTTAGACGAAAACATAATTAAATCATATCGTTTGGGTGAGAAAGAACTTGGCAAGTTAGAAAAACAACTTTACGAAGGCGCATTTGCAAAAGGTGGTGTAGTCAATAAGCCAATGCTAGACGCAGCCTCAGACGCATTAAAACGCGCTCCAGAGGCTGGTAAAGCAATCAATGATGCCTATCAGTCAAATACTGGTAAAAAGCCATTTTGGACGGTTACGCCAACTGGTGAAGTCAACTGGAGTCGAATGCCAACATTGGAAGACATGGAGATCATTCGTCGTGGCGTGTCGTCCGCAAAGAACGCTGCCTATACTGGTGGCTACGGTGAAGTAGGTAAGAACTTAGGCGCTGCTGAAGATGCGCTTCGCATTCAGCTTGATAATTCATCATTGGCTTTAAAGACTGCACGCGAAACATTTGCTCAAAACCGTCTAGCGTCTGAGTCATTTGAGGCTGGTCGCAAGGTCTTTACAAAGAGCGCAGACGAGATTGCGTATGACTTCGAGAATTTAGCCAATAAAAACGAAGGTGCTGCCAAGGCTTTTAAGGCTGGCGTTATGGATGCCTTACGCAAAAAGTCAACCCTTCCCGCAAGAAAAACCATGATGCAAGAAATTGCAGACCCAGCCACAAAAGAAGGTCAGATTCTGCGCACCATATTCCCAGAAGATGAAGTCGACAGAATGCTTGCAACCGTAGGTCGTGCGGCTCAGTCGCAAAAGGCTGCAACTGCAATCCTTGGTGGAGCAGCCACAGCACCAACTATCTTCAACCAGAACCGCATCGGCATGAACATCTCAACCGAAGAGGTTGCTGGCGCTTTGTCTGGAAACATTGGAAGCTATGTATCCTTGACTAAAAAAGCCTTGGCTAAGTCTTCACCTAACCTGACAGATGACCAGAGACTCAAGGTCGCTCAGGTCTTGATCTCAGAAGACCCTAAGTTTGTGATGAATGCACTTAACGATCAGGGTGGCATCAAGATGCTGCAAGACCGTGTGGCGCAGTTATTTGGAACTGCACAGCGCGTACTGCCTTCGGCTGCTGCAATAACTGCTGGAAGCTATGCACCCAATATCTCTGGTGGACTTTTAGGGAAATAAGACGATGGCAGACTACTCAGACCCACTTGGTTTACTGTTTGGCGGGGTTGATTATTTTGATTCACCGCAAAAGTCAAAAGGCTTATTGCAGTTAACTCCGCAAGAGATAGAACGCATGGCAGCAGCTCAGAGTCCTGCCTTTGGCGTATTCCCGCAGATGCAACCGTATCGGTCTCAGCAAGACATTACGGCAAGCGCTAATGTGCCTGTCGATGTAGTGAGGGGTCGTATTGCTGGCACACGGGGCTTATTTGGCGATGTGGTGAACCAGCCGATACCAATGATCAGACCACTACAACTTTTAAGCCAAGCGCTTACAGGTCAACAAAAGTATCCTGATACTGAATATTATTTAGACACGATGCCATTAAAGTCAGACACACCAATCGGTGATGTGGCTGGAAGAATAGGCAGTTTCGCGCCAATCAATCCAATGCCAGCAGTCAGAGGTGCGCAGAAGTTAGGCGGTCTGCTTGGTGAGGAGATGGCAACGAGACTCAATACTGGAAAACCTTTATTGCCAAGTTTATTGGCTGAACCTCAGACAGCAATGTTTGCGGTTGAACCTAATCCAAGTATGGCGATGGCTGATGAGTCATCTGCAATGCGTCAGCAGTTAACGGACAAGATGCAAGCATTGCTGGCGCAAAAGAAGATAGCAACCTCTGTTGTCGATGTTGGCTCTATTAACCAGCAGATCGGGGAGTTACAAGCACAGTTCAAGTCTTTACCAGCAATGGGCAGGGTTGCCAGAGAAGTTGTTGTACCTGAGATTACAGCACCAGTATCTAACCTTGGGTTCTATTCAGCAACTGAACAGGCTGCAATGAACTTGGAGAGAAGCAAAGGTACGGGTCAGTCATTCCTTAATGACCTAATGAATGCACCTGATGTTAAGAATTACGAGATCGAGGCTATGGGTTTAGATACCTACCTCAAAGGCAAGCCAAATGTGACCCGCCAAGAGGTGCAGGACTTTATTCAGAATAACAAGATCAATGTCGAGGAAAGACAGCTTGGTGGGACTGTTACAGAAGACCCGCTAGGTATTGCCAAACGCAAGGAAATATTTGACAGGTATGAACCTCAAATACAGGCTATGTATCGGGAAATGGACAACCCTACCTATAAATTAGTTGATAGGCAAGTAGGTCCAGAAGAGTATCAGCGCGGAGTTATTCTTCAGAATAGAGTTTATAGAGGAGAAGAGATAACGGCTCAAGAGCAATCTGAGTTAGATAGCATTATGAACAGAATAAATGGCGTAGCTATTAGAGAGTTTCCAAGTGTTGAAGAAGCACGAAAATTCTATTTATCAATGAGTCCAGATGATAAATTTAGGCATTCCATAATGCCTGTAAATAGTTCGACAGAGTTACAAGACAAAATAAATAAACTGCAATATATTAGAGATACAGAAGCCAACGCAGCCTATGTAGTCCCAGAACCAACTCCAACAGAATACGAAAGGTATCAACTTGCTGGCGGTGAAAACTATCGAGAGTTATTGTTAACTTTGCCAGAAAAAACACCTAAAACATTACCAGAAGGCTATTCTTTACAGTCAATGGCAAATGGAAACTTTACTTTAGTTAGCCCAGATAACATTGGAACAATTATTTACGCAAAATCAAAAGATGATGCTATGGAAGAGGCTATTCGTAGATTTACTAGAAAAGAAGAACCTTATCGCTCATCTCATTTTCCAGACCCCAACATATTAGCCCACATGAGGGTCAATGATCGCATCGATGCCGAAGGCAAAAAGATGTTGCTGATTGAGGAAGTTCAATCAGACTGGCATCAAGCTGGTCGGGAAAGAGGGTATGGTCCAAAAATAGAAAGAATAGTTGAGGCGTATTACGAAACTAAAGATGGTCAAAGAGTTCCAATAGGGTATGGCAAAACAAAAGAAGAAGCTGAAGCAAATATAGATGTTGGTTGGAAAAATACAGTAGATATTAAATATGAAACATCGGATAGAAAAGTTGGTGAAGGCGTACCAGACGCACCATTCAAAGACACTTGGTATCAGTTAGCCCTAAAGAGAGCAATCAAAGAGGCGGTAGACAAGGGTTATGACAGGATTGGTCTGACTACTGGTAAACAACAAGCTGCAAGATATGACTTGAGCAAACAAGTTGATGAGATTGCAGTTCCAATGGTTGATGCTGATGGATCACGCTCTGTACGAATTGATCCTACTGAAGGTACAAGCATTAAGTTAATGGTTGATTCCAAAGGCGTTGTAACTGGATATGGTGCAGGTTCTACTCAATTTAGCGGTAAAAAATTAGATGAAGTCATAGGTAAAGAAATAGCTGAAAAAGTAATGAATGCGGAAGCGAATGCCAAATTCTCAGGTCTTGACCTTCAAGTCGGTGGCGAAGGTATGAAGAAGTATTACGACGAGATATATCCAAACTTCTTAAACAAATACGGTAAGAAGTATGGTGCGCAAGTTGGTGAAACAGAAATTGGTTTACCTCAAAAAACATCAAGTTCGTGGGCATATTTTAGAGATTGGTTTGCAGAAAATCATAGCGATGTTGGAAGTAGTGCTACGGCTTTATCTAATTGGGAAAAAGGCTCAAACAATAAATATGTAAAAGAGTTTGAAAAATTCAGAAAAACTCCAACTCAAAAAGAAACTGTACGCTACCTAGACATCACGCCAGAGATGAAGAAGGCGGTACAGAAGGGTCAACCTTTGGCTGCTGTCGAAGGCATGACTGGCTTGCTGGCGTAGTTAACCACGACTTCTCTGTGCAATAAGCTCCAGCACACTAGGATCATTTTCCTGACCCTTTGCTGGTGAGTACAGCGCTCGGTATCTTTCCTCTGCTTGCGGTCTTGGCTCACACAAGTAGTAAACCGCAAGAGACTTGCGTGCAAAGTCTTCTGGGCATTGCACAGGTCGTGAGAGTCCATGTAGTGAGTTTGTTGTGTCAAACAGCACAGCACGATTGAATTTAGGCATCACCTCTTTTACGAGTTCAGACGGCTCGCTCCACATTCCTAAGTGACCGCCAAAGTCTTTGTGCCAGTCTGGTGTCAGGTACACGATTAGATTTAACCGTCTCTCAAGCAAGAGCTTGGGGTGTATTGAGTAGTCGAGATGCGGGTTGAGCTTTCCCCCAGAGATGTGCCTGTGCATACCAGCGCCATGCAGACCAGCGTCAGCGTAGAGCGTGCAGCCAGTTAGGTGCTCAATTTGCTGCACAAAGTCTGGCGAGACAAGGTGCTGCATTGCTTTGTAGATGCTGGCTGGGAAAGCACCCCAATAATTCATAGTTGACTTGTGTTCTAGTGCGTTGTTGTAATGCACCCAGAAGTCTTTTACTTTGTCAAAGTCTTGAGATATTTGCAGAGCGAGTTGCGGTGGAAAGAACTCGTCGATCACTAAATGTTTGAATGGGTGCTCGGACTGCCAAGCGAATGTGTGTGTCTTCATATCTCACCAAAGAATGCAGCAGTCAACGGGTCGCGCTTGACCTTACGCTTGAGCTGTCTCTGCTTGGCTAGTCTTCTTTCCTTGGTGTCGGCATCTTCTTTGGATCGGTGCTTACGCAACCGAGAGCTGCTGCTCACAGGCTCAGGTTTCTCTGCATCCACTCCAATGCCGTAACGGTATACAGCAGACCATTGCGTCACGCTGGTCTTACGCCATGATTGAATGTGGACATTGCCTTCAGCTCTGAGTCTTTGGATCATGTCTCTGCTGGACCTAATCGTGCAATGCAACAACTCGCAAAGCTCGACTGCCGTGTAACCCTTCTGAGTAATCAGGTTGACCAGCTTGGGCATTCTGGTAGACTTCATTTGTCCTTGTCCAGACTCATGTATAGAACTGCAAATATAACTGCCACGCCTATGCAAGCGCCAGTAAACAGCAAAACAAATAAGGTCAAGATACTGTGTAGTGCATCAATCATAGTTAAGCCTCTTGAGTTTTAATTCAATATTCTTAGCAGTCTGCTCGATCTCGCAACCTCCTTTGGCGTAATGGATACACTCGTGTATCTGCTCTTCGGTGAGGGATACCCACGCTCTTTTGTAGGTCTGGATGTCGTCGTCGTCTTCTGATTCTTTACGCATTGTTTTTCTCTTTCAATATTCTTTCTGTTGCCCTGACCACATCAACCCAATAGTAGAGATCAGGAAGACTGTGTTTAAGTGCATTGATGTCTGTCTCGGACAATCCAATCCAAGGCTTTTTGCTGGGTTTAATTTCCTCGCCCTTTGCACCGCGTTGCGGGACTGAGATGTTTATTGGTTTTCTCATACCGTCTTCTCCTCAATAACTCGTGCCTTGCGCAACTTTATCTCATTCATAACCATATCGAGTGCCTTCTCTAGTTGGGCGATGGTGGTGATCTCAAGCTGCGCGTCGTGCAGCTCCATGACATAGTTGATAGCTGTCAGCTCGGATGCCTTCGCCACAAACCTATCCTCACGATTGATACCGCGACGAGATAACTCTAGCAATGCGTCCTGACCTTCCTTTATCTCGTCTTTGTATTCATGCCCAATGCCAAGCCTTGCGAGGGCTTCAGAGACATTGAGGGCAGAGATGATGGAGTCGATGTCATAACGCTTTGCCTGACCCGTCCTGAGCGCTTCCAAGGCACTATGGTTCTTTATCTTTAGATCGAGTACCGCGCTGCCAGTCGTAGACACAAGTCTAAAACCATTTAAGACATAGGTGGTGGCATCGAGTCTCACACCTTTGGGTTTGTATTTACTTCTTTTTCGCATTTGCTTTGTGCCTTGGGCAAGTGATGCAGGTAATCTTAGGCAGGGACTGGCAGACACCAAGGGTGTCGCACTTGGTCTGGGTCTTCACCCACGATGGAGTCTTTACCCATTGTGTCTTGATGACTGGTTGCGTCATTGCTGCATCGCAATCATTTGCATCTCTAACTCTTTAACGCGCTCGGTCAACTCTTTGACTGTCAACTCTGCGATCTCCAGCTCGTTGCCGTGAGCACGCAAGGACATCTTCATGCCAGCGTCGTACCCAAGCATTGCACCTTTGTGCATGGCTTCTCTGACCAGTTTACCGATGTCTGGTGGCGACATGATGCGTGCCTTGCCTTCGGCAGCAAGGATGTACTTCAAGACCATCTCGTCGATTTTCTTTTCTACTGACATATTAGTTTCCTGTGATCAAAATAAATGCAATGACACCGACGGTTACGCCAGCAAGGAAGATAAACACGCAATCAACAAGGCTGATTTTGTTGTCTTGGTAAGGACCGTCAACCTCGAAATTCTCGGTGTAGTTTTGATGTTTCATTATTCGCTTTCAGAGTTAAGTTGTGTGAGGGCTTCTTCGCAGATGTGATCAACGATTGATTGCATAAGAATGTGGGCGATGTCAATGTCACCACAAAAGGCATTGACAAGATTCATGCACTCAGGGAAGTCTGGCGCTTCCCCGTGGTTGAATTCTGCGGGTTCGTACTCCAAGTGGCAGGTGAGTTTTACACCTTCCACTTCGCAGTTAAATTTGTATAGGGTTTCGGTCATTGTGTTTACTCCTTTAATAATCTTCACCAGCGCGTGCGGGTTGTGCGCCAAGGAATTGAGGGTTGTAGGGTGCGTTGTGATTCCATACTGTCACCTCATCAATAATCCATTGATAAGGTTGTGAAAGAGAAATGTTTTCTGTGCGAGCAACTTCCCAAGGAATGATGGCTTGCATTAACTGGTTTCCATCCATGTCTAAAAATGGTGGGATGTATTTGGCAGAACTCCAACGCTGAAGCACTTTTTTAAAGCTGTAAAAGCCATAAGGAAAACGCAAAACTAAACCTTGTGGAGAACTGCCAATAACTCCAACATTAAGAGTTTGTGTTGATGAATTCATGCTGTTACCTCTTTCTTTGCGTCGATGCGTGTGAAAAAATCTGCTTGTTTGCTGGCTGCGCACTTCGCGCATTGATACTGATCTGCCTTGAACTCAGACCAGTTACCTGACATTGGTGTGCGCAGTATGTTTCTACCGCAAGCAGTTCTGGATGTCATGCCAGAACCGTATTTGTTTAAGTGCATTACTCTCATCTCGATTGCTCCTTAGCTTCGGTTGTTGATGTCCCAATCATACATGAATTGACTACATCATCAAGCCCCTACTATTTAGTCAACTATTACCCCAATACAATAGACCCTGACAGGGTGTAGTTTCCCTGTCGGCTGTGACTTATGTCTCCGCAAGAGTCGCAGTTGCCTTAATAGGGGATGGGTGACAGGACTCATCCCCTTTTTTTGTCTGCCTTGTTGAAGTAATCAATTCTAGGTTAACATAGTCAGCATGAACTACATAACCGAAATAATAGAACGCGCTGAAAAGGCGGGGTTCAAGATGGCAGATATATGCCGTGAGGCTGGCATAGACCAAGCCCAGATGTCTCGATGGGTGGCTGGGCATACTGTGCCTTTGGTCTCCTCCATTGAGAAGCTCAGAACCGCAACAGATCGCTTGATCGCTGGACGCATTGCGTCTCTAGGGGTCAAGAATGATTAGATGCATGGGCGTGGATGTTGGCGCACTCGGAGCATTCTCTTTGTATGTTGACGGCAAGTTTGAACAGGTCGTCGATATGCCCGTCGTAGAAGTTCTTAGAGGTGGCAAGAACAAGCGCCAAGTGTCTGCGCAAGGCGTAGCAAGCATTGTCAAGGTCTTCGCCCCTACGCACGCATTCGTAGAACGCACGGGAGCAATGCCAAACCAAGGAACTGCCAGTATGTATGCCTTCGGCAGAGCTGCTGGAATTATTGAAGGCGCACTTGCGTCTCTATCAGTACCCATCACCTACATCAACCCCTTAGTGTGGCAGAAGGCTACGGGTTGCGCAAAGGGTAAGGACGCAATCAGACATCGTTGCATGGAACTGCACCCAGAGCACCAACACTTGTTTAGTCGTGTCAAGGACTCAGGTCGGGCTGACGCAACCATGATCGCTTACTTTGGGAGTCAGGCTAAATGATCGACGAAGAACGCAACGCAATGCGCGAGCACATTGTCTGGCTGACGAAGGAGTTGGAGGAGGCAAGAGGGCAATTACAAACTCGTAATGAATTGCTTAAAGAGATGCTCAATCCAGACGAGCTTGGTCACGCTGTCACGCAAGAGATTCGCGGTCGCATCTACACAATTTTGTATTTACAGGAAAACAATAAATGATCAAACTACGCCCATCGGCAGCTACACGCTGGCTCTCTTGTCCTGCATCTGTGAGACTGTGTGCCGACATCCCTTACCAGCCAGCAGGAGAGGCTGCGCAGATCGGTACTGCGATACACGAGGTGGCTGAGACTGCATACCTCACCAACGCAAGCCCCTATGACTGGATCGGTCAGACAGTCAAGGACATTGTGATCACAGAGCAGAACGCAGACTTTGCAATGGCTCATGTGAACCACATTAGAGACTTGGAGTTGCGTCTTGGCACATTGAAGGTCGAGCAGTATGTGACCGTGTACAAGGACAAGGACATCGAGCTGGGCGGTACTGCCGATGTGGTTGCGTGGAACGACGAGAAGTCAACCTTGGTCATTGCAGACTTGAAGACTGGTCGTGGCTATGTGGACGCTGATAGTGATCAGATGAAGATTTACGCCATCGGTGCGATGCGCCACGCAAAGATTGAATTTAGCAACATCGAGCTGTCGATCATTCAGCCCCATCACGGTGAACCCCGTACACACAAGATCACATTCAAGGAATTGAACGATTGGGCAGCGACGAGGTTAACCCCAGCGATACAAGCGATAAAGAAGGGTGACACCGATCCCACGCCAACAGAGGATGGATGCCAATGGTGTCCAGCGAAGGCGATATGTCCTGCACAGCGTAAAGGGTTTGAAGTTATTGCTGCGCAACCTGATCTGACGCAACTAAACAAAGAAGACATCAAGTCAATCATGGTGACGCTCACACCAGAGCAGATTGAGGACTTGCTGGATCGCGCTCCACTTGTGGAGAAGTTCATTGACGCTGTACGCGCACACGCTGTCACTCGCATTGAGGCTGGTGAGGTGATCAAAGGCTGGCAGATGCAGCCTAAGCGTGCATACCGCAAGTGGATCGACGAGACAGACGCAAAGAATCAATTACACGACGCTGGTATCCCAGCAGATAAGTTGGTTTCTAGCGAACTAATTAGTCCATCTGAGGCAGCCAAACTGTTGCCCAAAGAATCAAAAGACTTAATTGATACGCTCACACGCAAAGAGAGTAGTGGTTTAACTCTTGCGCGTGACTATTCTTTAGGTCAATAATCCATTCCCCCAAACCGTTGCCTTGTGCAACATAAACTCGAAAGGCTCTAATGCTTAATCTTTCATCATCATCTGGCGGTGGTAACTACATCCGCTTCATGCCATCTGCTAACGCATGGCTCAACAGCAACAAGGAAGAATTCACACCAAAGAAAATGGTTGTGGATACTGACTCGTTGGAGACTGGTTGGATGCACCTCGGAGAAGGTGTGCGCGACTGGCAACCAGACGCAAGTCTTGGAAAGAAGGGTGCTCAACCGTCACCAGACCATAAGCGCGGTTTCTCCATTAAGTTCTATAACAAGGAGATGGGACTCGCTGAGTGGAGCGCAAACGGGACAGGACCAAATATGGGGCTTGAGAAACTGTGGAAGGCAATCGAGGCGGGGCAAGCTGCCAACGCTGACAAGTTACCAGTCATTGAGTACAAAGGCTCGACGCTAGAGAAGATCGGCAAAGGCACTACGCGCATCCCTAACTTTGATGTGGTGTCGTGGATCGAGAGACCTGCTGGCATGGATGCTGTGGACGACGGCACGCAGTCCTTTGATAGTGACGGCAAGATCACGATGGGAGCGCCAGCTCCAGTAGCACAATCAAAAGCAGCGCCTAAGACTGCGATGGCTCAGGCAGTCGAAGACGACGAGATGTTTTAACTTTTAGGAAGAACGGGGCTGGCTGAAAGGTCAGTCCCGTTTTTTTTCCTCTATGGAAAACACACAAGAATTTTGGATGCTGCTTCTTATTGCGTTGGCTCAACGGGTCTACGAACTGGAGCAGAGATTAGAACTATTAGAAGGACAAGAATGCAAGCCGAACAAATAGCGCAAGCGCTTGGCAACGCAAGACGAGTTAACGGGCAATGGATGGCGAGCTGTCCTGTAAGCTCACACGGGCAGGGTAACGGGGACAGGAATCCAAGTCTTTGCGTCAGCGAGACAGACGAAGGCAAGCCACTCTTCAAATGCTTTAGTGGGTGCTCTCAGGAGTCGGTCTTTAATGCGGTTAAGGACTTTGGGTTGCTGCCAGACCTCCCCAACCCCACAGACTTCCTCACCCAGATCAAGCCGTTACCGAAACCGCAAGAACCTGTGCTCGAACAGGAGTGGCACTACACCGACGAGGATGGAGTCGTCCAGCACATAAAACAACGCTACAAGACCTTTGACTCCAAAGGAAAGACATACAAGCAGTACAGGGTGGACGAGAACGGCAGACGGCACGCGAGTATGACGGGTGCGAACATAGTGCCGTACAACTTACCAGAGGTGGACTTCGCACGCAAGACTGGCAGAACTGTCTTCTTGTGTGAAGGCGAGAAGGCAGCCGACGCTCTCAAGTCTTTAGGCGTGGTGGCGACTTGCACGCACAACGGTGCAAGTAACTTCCCCGAAGATGTGGTCAAGCACTTAGTCGGACTCACCATTGCGATAGTCCCAGACAACGATGCAGTCGGCTGGGAGTACGCAAGGAAGGCAGTTGCAGCTCTCAAGTCGGTTACAAAAAGTATCCGAGTGGTAGACCTTGGACTCGACGAGATCAAGGAAGACGCATACGAGTTTGTGCATAAGTATGGCGGGGACAAGGATCGGCTGGTTGACCTGACAAAAGCCACTCAAGCAGTCGTAAGTGAACTAGATGTAACGACTCCTGCAAGATTGAATAATTCTGTGGAGACGCAAGAAACTCAAGAGTTGGAGCTGCCACAAGCACCACTACAACGCGAAGGATTCAAGTTCGAAGCATGGGACGACATAGAGGATGAACCAGTCGAGTGGCTGGTGCAAGGAGTCATACCGCAAAGATCATTCGTCGCTCTGTACGCACCGCCAGCAAGTTTCAAGTCCTTTGTGGCTTTGGACATTGCCGAATGCATCGCAACGGGAAGACCATTCCTCGGCAACCAGATCAGCAAACAAGGTGCAGTCTTGTACATCGCGGGGGAAGGTCATGGCGGTATCGGGTCACGCATTAAGGCGCTGAAGACGCACCACAAAACACCAGTTGGAGCGCCAGTCTATTTCCTCAGAAGGCAGGTCAACTTGCGCAGCTCGAAGACAGACCTTCAAGACTTGGTGGCAGCCATTGACGACTTGAAGGCGGTGGGAGAGATTGAGTTTGAGTTGATCATCATCGACACGCTGGCGAGATCATTTGGCGGTGGCAATGAAAACGCAAGTGAAGACATGGGGTCATGGATCACAGCAGCAGGAGCAATACAGCAACGGTATACCTGCGGTCTCTTGGTAGTGCATCACGCTGGTAAGGACGCAACCAAAGGACTTAGGGGTCACTCTTCCCTGCTTGGAGCAGTAGACACCGAGCTGGAGATTATCAGGATCGAAGGCGCTCAACCGCCAAAAGGAATCCTACATATCAGCAAGCAAAAGGACGGGGAAGACGGTCAACGCATAGGCTTCAAGATGGTCGAGGTCACGACTGGATCAAGTGGAGTTATCGACTTTGAAGGTGCATCCAGTCTGGCGGTCATGCCTGATAAAGAGATAGACACAACGGCAAAGCCGAAGGCAAAACCTGCACCGCCAGACAGGACATTGACTGGTCACGCTCAGACATTATTTGATAGTTTGCACATTGCTATTAAGAAGTTTGGCGAAATGCAGGTGGTCGATGGGATGCGCAATAAGTGCGTCAAAGTGGATCAATGGAAGGACGAATTTCATAAAAAGGTTGGTCATGGAATGAGTGAAGATACATTCACAAGGACTTTTGATAGGGTTAAGTTGAAACTTGATAGCGCCAAAAAAGTAGTAATAAATGATAAGTTGGTGTGGGCTGTTTTTGAAGAGAAAGATGACCACAAAGACAATGTTATTTCGCTAAATAAGTAGTCGGACAAATGGGGACAAATGGTGGACAAATGGGAGACAAATGTCCTGCCACTTGTCCGAGGATTTCGGACAGACAAATGGTGTGTGTGTATGTAATACACACCATCTGTCCGATGTCCGAGTGGTTTCCATGTGGATTTTTGAGTTTTAAAGTTGAAAGGATTTTGAGATGTCTAAAAAGAGTTTGAGTAAAGCACTTGGTGGTCTAAAACAACCAGATTTCCCTATGAATACTTTTGAGGTATTTATGAATTCGAGGTTAGTTGAGCTGTCTGTGGTGAAGAGAGAGCACGAAAAGCGTTGGGGTATCAATCGCTTGATCGAGTTGGTTGACTCAGAGTTTCGGATCAAGGTGTGGCGACAGGCTGAGAGAGTGTTCGAGGCTTCGGTGTCCAGAGATGAGGTGAAGTTGGACAGAGCTGTTGGAGGAATGATCAAGGCTTATGCAGCATTAGAGACTTGGGCGGTCGAGAACGGTGTGCCTGAGATGCCAGAGATCGTTGCAGTTGAGCATGAGATGAAGGATGGGTCGGTGATGGTCGTCGTTGGTACACATCACGACGCAACGCTTTACCAGCAGTTCAGACCCGAAGTTGCTAATCGTCACATCTGGACGATGGAAGAGCTGGAGTTGATCATGGAGTCGCCAGTCATAAAGGAGACCATAAAGATCAAGGCGTTGATGCCTTGCGCTGCAATGGTCAGACTGGACAAGGATGCGAAGGAGTTTCCGATGGGTGGTGCGACAGGCTTTGATGATGTCAAGTCGGACGAGCTGGAGGCTTCGTCGTTGCCAAAGGTGTTCGATACCAGCAAGATGCGTAAAAATACGGCTAACAGGGCTTTGGAGGAGATTTAGATGGCTGGAAACAAAAAGAAGGTTCACGACATTGCGTTGCTCAACACGCTGCCGATTGAGCAGATAACCAATATGTTTGAGGCGGGAATGAGCGAGACGAGGATATGTGTGGCGCTCGGTGTCAGCAAGAAGGCGCTGACCGAATGGATGGACTCACCAGCGCAAGAAGGCTTCTTGTCTCGCGTGCGTGCGCGAGCAGCCGATCATATCGTAGGTCAGATGATTGAGATTGCCGACGATACAGACATCGAGGAGGTCAACAAGGCGCGTCTGCGCGTCCAGACGAGGCAATGGGTGGCAGAGCGCTGGAATCCTGCCTCATACGCTCAAAACAAGATGCCTAGCGTGCAAGTGAACCTGTCTGGCATGAGGCTGGACGCATTGCGACGCATTGAGGTGGTTGAGGACATATCCACAGAAAACAGCGTGAAGTTGTCCTAGTTGTCCACAGTTGTGTGGAAACTGGCGAAGTTATGCACAAAGTTGCTTACAAACCTGTGGATAACCCATAAATAACTTTACATAATGAACATAGTGTAAAGCAGACAAATACGACGATATGCGAATGTGTAGGTTTAATGCGCTATGCGAGGAGAGTGGTCACTCACTAACCGATTCTGCCTGACTGATTCGGGTTTACCCCCCCCTTCGATCTGCGCGACGGGTGGTGCTGAAACTGCACCCCGACAGTTATCGACTTAACACCCCCCCCACTACC